CACTCAACAACTGTCTTTTTCTCAAGAAAGCTGTAGGGTTAGCAAGATCACCAGCATTGTAGGACTCCCCAAGAGAATCAAGCACTTCACCTAGTTTACCAACAGAGGCCGCAGATAGGAGGGCATCTTCTTTCAATGCTTTAAACATATCACTAAGAGCTTTTATACCATACTCTTCTTCGCTTACGTCACGACCTTGTACCTTTTTAGAAACATCAAGCTGCGCACTCTGAATAAGTAGCGTGTTAGTGAGTTTATCAAGTGTGGTCTGATCCATGAAAGCTTCCAGCTTCGTGGAAGATTTCTCAGATATACTTTGAAAAGCTTGCGCACGCATCTCAGGAGAACTTCTAACACCCTCTAGCTTATCAGACAGCTCAATAGAGGCGCTCTGCAGACGCTCACCCGCTTTGGCACTCCCATTGAAAACTTCTTCAGATATTTTTAGTGTGTCATTGAGATCTTCCAATTGAAGCCGCATATCACGAGCGCTACTTACAGCCTGCGCCTGCGCGTCCAGAAGTGCTTCGTTTGATACGGGTCTAGCAGGATCCACTTGCTGTAGCTTGAACTGTTTAGAGCTCTCAGTTTCACTCAGCTGCTTTGTCAGAGAAGCTCGCTTCTGAAGTAGGGATTCATCCAAAGCTCCGAAGGTCTCCTTCAAGGATTCAAGTGTCTTGCTACGAATAGTCGAGACTAACACACGCTCACCACTTTGCACTATAGGCTCTACTTGAGCTTCAGGAAGTTGCTTCAAAGAGTCTATAAAAGCTTTCGGAATCGTCTGAGCTGGAGAAGCTTGTAATCTGTCGAGGCGTTGACCAATATTTTCAGGGTCTTCAAACTGAGTCTTCAAAATAGAGATACTGTTCTTCAAAAACGATTTGTTAGCTTCCAAAGAAGCGCGTTCAGCAAGAATACCCTCTATATTATCCTTGGTTGGCTTTCTAGCACCTAGCTCCTGTTCCTGAATTTTTACAGCTTTCAGAAGTTTACCGAAATCCTCAAAAATACCTCTGACTTCTGTATCAAATATCTTAGGCGGGAGTTCCACATTGATCATAGAAGCTGATAATTCACGGGTCTTATCATACTCTTTGAAAGAGTCAGCCGCCATCTCAGCTTGTAGTCCAGCATTGAGAGTCTTAATCCCGAAGCGCTGCAGGGCCTCTGTAGACACTCTCAGAGCATCATATAGACCTTGTACTTCTTTTACATCGTTAACACCAAATACATTGCTCTTATTGGCATCTTGATACTCTTGTAAGTTGCTACGTTGCTTTGTAAGTAAATCAGCTACTTTAGTCTGATCATCTTTTTGAAGTCTTGCCCCGACTTTATCAAACAGCGCTGTTGCATCATTTAAAACATTTACAGCCTCAGTCTCGCCTGAAGTTGGTGCTTGAATAGTGGCAGTACCGAACAGGGCGTCCATTGTACCACCTTCACGTAAGGCTTGTTCTCTACCCCATTTAGCAAGTACGCTAGGAAACTCAAGTACAGATTTTACCACAGCAGAAAAAGCGCCAACAACCTGCATTGCAACGTTCTTCATGCTCTCAAATACTTTATTCAGTGTCCTGGACACGAAACCCTGGCTGTTCCACCAGTCGGCAACTTCACCGAGCGCGCCGTTAACTTTGTGAAAGCGTTGGGTATTCTCATCAAGCACATAGCTCAAACCTACAATCCGCGCATCCATTTCGTCAAAAGAGAAAATCAGAGAGTCAAAGAAGCTACCGTAATTAGGATCTTTAGGTAGCACAACAGCCGACTCAAGATTGACACCAATTATCTGTATTTGTTTACCGAGGAGTCTATTGATAGTCTCCAGATGCTTCGTCTGAGTACGGATTTGCTGTTCAGACAAATAACCCTGCTCAAGCTTAGAACGCTCAAGAGTCTCTAATTCACCATACAAACCTTCTAGGCTTGTTCTGAGACGTCTGAATTGACCATCTTCAATTCCTTTCAGGTCTACTCTGCGCACCTTATCAGCGTACACGCTATCAGAGCCACCAATTTTCAGACCACTTGCACCGCTGATTATCGCCTCTTCTCGACCAGCCTGAGTAACAGGTTGCATGCCCAGTAATCCTCTGACGCTGTCATATATCGCCGCAGCTTTCTTTTTGATCTGTTGATCTGTACCGAATATCGCTTCAAGAAGGAAAGGAGCTACAACAACGACAGCGGCTGCTGCCTTTATTTTCCAACTTAGAGTGCCTAAGAGTTTTGTGAGAGCTGTGAAGCCTTTCTTAAGACCATCAGCTGAGAATAAGCCTGAAATGCCCTCTGCAGCATTTGTTGCAGACTTCTTAACATTGGAGTACATCGTTTGTACTTTGGCAATATCAGCCAGCGCTAATTTCTTCAGCGCTTCCATACCTTGATATACACCTTCAACAGCCACGAACTCTCTGTAGTAGCGCGTTACAACTGCAAATGCACCACCAAGCGTAAACATAGCAGTAGCGAAGGATAGCACTTCTTGCGCCAGATTATGTACTCTTGTGTCAGTTTCAGCAGACGCATTTGCAAATGAGGAGAATAATGCTAATGTCACACCGAAAGAAGCAGGTGTTATGAGTCTGCCCAGACCTTTGGCAATATTCACAATGCTGGTAAATAAAGGTGCTAAGGTAGCTCCGATTCCGGCTACAAAGGAACTGATGGACTGCTTAGCAGAGGATAATGCACCCTGTATTTTTGTCTTGATAGCATCGGTATCAAAATCGGCCAGTCCTTTCACGCCAAGTGCTTTAAGATCACCAGGGGTGCGTAGAGCATCCATAAGACCAATCTGTCCAGAACCGTAAGCATCTGCATTACTTCTGAAATTGGTCATGGTGTTAGCTGACATCTGAGAGAACTTAGTCATGGCCACTTTCATCTTCGCCAAGGCTTGACTACTGCTGGCTTTACCAAACAAACTGTCAACCAGCGTGTCAGCACCTATAGCGCTCAGTAACGCATTACTGAAGCGTTTGGCAACTGCAAATCCGAAAGTCTGTACATCCTGGAATATTCTAGCACCGGCATCCCCGCCTATCAAGGCATGTAACAGAAATGGGGTGGCGGGAATTGCGGCCTGTAGTATATTAACGCTATCCAACATCGCAGTGCCAAGTATAGCGGCCCCTATTGCTGCTGTCTTCTTTTGCAGGGATGTGGGAAATAATTTAGCAACGATATCGCTAGCATTATTAGCAGGTAAAAGAGCGATAAGACCTTCTTCTGCAGGTTTTCCCTTCTTTCCAGCCTTTCCAAATATTGTAGCACCTGCTAACTTCCTGAAGTCCTCTGAAAGTACAGCAGCAGCAGCACTTGCAGCAACCAACGTACTTACAACACTGGAACCCAGTGGTGTTAGCGACATGAATGCTTTTGTTATGGCATCAGGTATCGGTAATAGGTCTGTTACGAATCCGCTCGTAAGCTCAGGTATAATCGCAAAGGCAGCGGATACTCCATCCATAAGACCTCGTGCAACAAGCACCCCAACATCTTCAGCCGCCTTTCCTATGCCTGAAAACAGCGATGCACCAAATAACTCTGAGGCAGCTGTTAGCGGACCTTCCAGTAGTCCTGCAGATAGCAATAGACCAGCGAATTTAATCACGCTTGAAGATGCCCCAACAGCCATAGCAGCAAGAATACCAACAGCAAACTTTTCTCCGAGCTTAGCAATGGAGTCTCTTATATCAAGCTTTTCCACTATATTTGTAAGAGTCTTTCCAATACTCTCAAAACTGACATTGTCAAATATGTCTTTAAAGCTGCCTATAATCTTCTTAGAGAATGATTTGATTTTTGAGATCACACCATCCAGATCAGATGTCCGATCTATTACACCGTCTATTGTGTCTGGCCACCACGAGTGACCTATAACTTCATCATATATGTCAAAGAAGTACTCTATAACTTTGTCTCTGAAATCCCGCACTGTACTAAGCGCCTTAGGCAGTGAGCTGCTTGCTAAGTCTGAGACACGTTGAAATGTATCTTTCAGCAATTCGGCCGCGTCCGCTGTGAGATCTTTTCCGAAGTCTATAACAAGAGGTACTTTCACTTTTATGGCTGTAAAACCTTGCTTCAAGTACTCTTGAAATTGCGCTATACGTTCTATCAAGCGTGGAGTACTCTTTTCAATGCTGTCAGCAATATTAGAGAAGAACAATCCTGACTTGTTAGAAATACCAAAAGCCACATTAACTTCACCTGCAAGGTTCGACAAAGCCCCTTTAAAGCGTCCTATACCGACTTCAGATGTTATTGCCAGCTTTTCAAAGTCACTGTCAATCTGCTCCGTCATATTAGATATGGCATCGATAACAACTTCAGAAGAAAGCTTACCTTCTGCAGCAGCCTTACGCATCTCAGCAATAGACAAACCCATGCCCTTACTCAACACTTTTGCAAGATATGGTGTTTGTTCTAATATTGAATTCAGCTCTTCACCTCTAAGTGCATCAGCACCGAGACCCTGTCTGAGCTGAAACAGAGCAGCATCAATAGAAGCTTGAGCGCCGCCGCCAAGCTTAGCAGCTTTGGTAATGGATTCTGTAAACCGACTTAGCACAGGCTTATCTAAGTTTTTATCTGCTAAGACTAATGCCAACCCTGTATAGGCTGTACCGGTAGCGTCGATAGCACTCTTAGTGTTCCTGGCAATATCTCTCACATCTTTCTGAGATTGGACGAAGTCTTCAGTAGATTTAGCAGCTATTTGGAGTCTGCTATTCAAATTCAGTACATCATCACCAGCTCTTTTAAAGCTTGTCAAGGGACTTGCTGCAGTAGTTAATGCTTCACGCAGTAAGCCGAGAGTCTGTATGCTTTCGCCGATGATGCGAAAGTTCTTTGTGAAATTACTAGAGGTCTTATCTAGCTCTTTCGTGAAAGCTCCTAGAGCTCTTGTATTTTTGTTAATTGATGGAGTCAAATCTGGGAAGACAGACTTCGAGGTATTCGCAGTTGAGAATATCGAGCGCAACCGATTGTTTAAAGCCTCCAGCTCTCTTTCCGTAGATTTGGCGTTTGATTGAAATTGTAACTCAACACCTGACATGTTATTTCCATAAAAAAGGCCCCGAAGGGCCAGTTATCTAAAGCGCACTATCGATCCCTTTGCTTTCATATTAGGGTTTCGAAGTACAACCTTTTCAATAAAGAATTGTGGAGCTTGCTCAGAACTTCCATTGTTCAATTGAGATATGTACTCAACGTCATTGACTATCTTGTCATTTTCAAGCTTCCAACCATCTCTGGCATTTCCGGTATCAACCGGCGTAGCTTCTTTCAAAGACACTATCAGGTCTTCTTTTATTTTCTTTTCAACTTTACCTATATCTAATTTTATAGGCTTAAGCTTTGCTTTGAGCTTCAACAAGATTATCACCTCCGACAGCACCTTGAGCAAACTTCCAGAAACCTGACGTTGTAAGTCCCTTATCAGAGCGTTCAGGATGATATATCGGCTTCAATGAACTGAAGTATTTGTCAGGAGAACCTTTAGCGCCGAGGGCTTGCAATATCTTTGCAAAACGATCGTCGTCTCTCCAATCAGCAGGTCTTTGCTCAAAGTAAGACCACCACTCAAGAAACTCATCGTAGCTCAAGCGGTCACTCAATTCTTGTACATACGGTGTCTTTAGAAGGTAGGCCAGCTCAAATAGAGCCAGCCTTTCCTCACTTAAGACTTCTTTTCTTTATCTTTAACCCCAGAGAATTCCAAGATCATTTCTGACAACTTAGACACCTCTTCCAGTGGTAATGTCTTCAAAGCTTCCAGCGTCAAGCTTGCACCGTTTTCAACTCCGTAGCTTACGATGGTGTGTACCAACTCGTACGGATTTTCTTCTTCAGCCACAAAAGAGGGATCAGCAGCTAGTGAAGCTTCATTAGCTTTTGCTCTCTCAGCTGCTGCTTTTAGCAAGCCTTGGATTGTATCCACCTCAGCGACAGTCAATTTAAAGATGGTCAATTTACCATCTAAAAAAGTAATTGACTTGCTCATTCTTTTACCAATAAAACCCAAGATGCCTGAGTCATTATTTAGAGATTGCATTGAAGAACTCCATTGTATATTTTTTGAAAGATTCCAAAGTGGAAAGTGTTTGTAGTATTTCTATATTCTTTTCGCTATCCCCCACGAAATCGGGGATTCTACTAACTGTTTTGTCCAGGCTTTTATCGATATCAGCGAGGACGTGCTTTTTAGTCACGTCCATAACATATTGCCGAGTGAAATTGCCTTTATCTGGCGAATTAGTCATTACGCGCTAGCTAGTGTGAATGCACCGTACATGTCAGACTGTACAGAAACAGTCAATGTACCTAAGTTAGCATCATTCAAGTTTGGCTGCACAGAGATGGCTTCCAACTTACCAAAGAAGTAGTAAGAACTATTCTTCTGAGAACCGATACCCAACGCGCCAGGAACAGAAGCATAACCCGCTGGCTTCTCATTCTGCAAGGTAACACGGAACAGATGTACGTCACCGTCACCGACCATTTTACCAGGGAATGAAGCTGAATCCCATTGAACACCATCATAGTTGATTTGCAGCTCAAAGCTCGGTGCATCAGCTTGACCTTGTACTTGCCGTGAAGTAGCAGAGCCGAATACTGGAACGTTTACGATGTTGGGCTGAATACCTAAAGCAGGAAACTCACGGATGTTGTCAACTAAGATGAACTTAGTATTTGGGGACACAGTGCCTGCATCACTTGGCTGCACTTGAGTTTCAAAGAAATCTTCCAGTGTAGCCTGTGTATAGATCGCACCAGGCGTGTAGCCAGGTACACCGATACCGATGGCTAATGTTGAGTAGATACCTGCACCTAAATTTACGTGTGCCATTTAGTTTTCTCCAAAATAATTAAAAGAGATTGTGTAAGAAGCCCTGTCTAAGAAAGGACGATCATTATCTGCACCGAGGTGCGTGAAGGAGCCTTGCATGAATTGCAAAGTACCTTCCGTTTTAGTTGCAAGCAACTCTTCAAGAGCATCAGCTATTAGTAATGCATCATTAGGCCCTTTATCTCGCCTAGTAAATATATCAACCTTTAAAAGACCATCAGCATGGTTAAGTCCAGGAGCTTCATCGACTATAATATTCAGTCTTACGCATTTCTCTATATTGTCTGGAATAGGCATATTGAAGGGGTATGTAGGTATAAGTCTCACGGCCCACGCATTCGAGGCAAAAAACTTATGAACCAATTTTACAGCATTTCCTATCCTCATTTGTAGACATCCACAAGACTTACGAAACGACCTTCTTGTATAACCTCACCAAGCTTCCAAGACACACCTTTTATCTCTATCTCGCTGAAATGTCTCAGCTCAGTTGTGTCTATTAGAAGTTGCTTTTTAGATATAGATACTTTTTTATTACCAGCGTCCAGCTCGACAAACCTGACAGTCTTACGAGTAGTGGCTCCGTCTATCTGGGTGGAAGTCTCAAAGTCAAATGAAGGTTCACCAGTTCGGGTCAGCAAGCCCACACTTTTCAGATCATCAAGCAGGTTAAAGGCGATATCTATACCATCTGCAATCAAAGCCTTAAGACTCAATTTGCTCTCCAAACTTGATTACCACCACCTGATCTAAGCAATGGGCGAATACGCTTCGCAATGTCTGATGGGAAAGCTGCCGCCTTCTTAATCCCTGATAGCGTTATGGGACCAACGGACAGTGAAGTTACAGAAGCTCCTCTTGACGGTGCTTGCTGCAACAAGTGCAATGAAAGCTCATAAACAGTTTCTATGTATCGTTTCGGAATATCATCTAACGAAACGTATACACCCTTGCTATCATCCAAATATTCGCCAATTCTTGGGAATGGGAACTGCTGACTTACATCTTTTACATACCCTTTATAAGCCAACTCAGACAACATCTGTGTAGCGCTGACAAGTGCTTTCTCACGCTCAACTTCTGAAATGATTGACCACTCCGATGAAGCTGTGCGTGAGGCAAAATATATGTCAGCTTCCTCACAGGTTACTGGAGCATCTCCTCCAGCCAGTTGTAGGAAGCTATCAGGATACATTTACGCGTGGAATACAGGCAAGATACCCAGACTCAACACAGATGTAGCTTTGCGTTCCCAAACACCTTTAGCAGTTGCAATCGCAATACCAGCGTCGGTGATAGCTGCAGAAGCTGTATCCGCATCACGAGCGGCTCTAAAGCCTGCATTGCTAACGAACTCAGTTTCTGGGCCAGCCCAAGAATAGCCGGTAGGATGATAGATGTAACCCCAACGATACCAAAGAGTAGTAGAACCACCACCTTTGAAAGACGAAGCATTACGATCAATTTCGACATCGTCAGGTACGCTCAAAGGAGTAGCCAACAGAGAGCCTGCGCGAATCACGAAAGTGGTGAATACACCTGTGATGTCGATACCAAGTCCTGTATTGATCTTAGTACGCTCAGCTGTGCTGAAGTTAGCACTCGCTTCACGAGTCGGTAACAAACGGAATTTACCTTGGAAGATGGACTCGAATTCAATATCACCATCAACTACACGGTCACTATCTACCAAGTTAGCAGAGCGGAATGAGGCCATCAAACGAGGAGAGCAGGTCAAGTAGTAATAAGGATCTTCTTTATCTTTCCAAGCCATACCGATAGCTTCCAAGAAGCCTTCAGCACGTGCTGCACCTTGCGCGGATGCAGATGCATCAATGACAGCTTTGTCTGTACCCAAGTCAACGTAGAAACCGCGTTTTGCGTAATCAGCGTCTTCAGCCAGAGTTGCACCGGTATCGAAAGTTTGGCCACCCAGACCGGCTGCACCAGATGCAGAAGAAGCACCGATAAGCGCCTCGCTCAAAGCGACACCTTTCAGCACAGAAAATAACGCTAAATTCTGGTCGTCAGAACGTGTTTGTACGAAGTCTTTTGCTAACTTTTGTAAGCCATCATTCTGAGTAACAACTTGAGCCATGTTGATCTTACGACCGCCATTAGTACGTACAGTTTTAACGTACTTGGCCATTGAACTTTCGTAGTTGGTCAATTCGCCGTCAGATGAGTCTGTCAAGCTTGCAACGTTGACTTTCGGAGTTAAAGGCTTGAACCAACGCATCTGACCGATGTAGGTCTCAGTGTTAGGATCAATTTGCGGAGGATCATTGGTGATGATTCCAGAATTGATAATTTGTTTCGCGTTAGAATATTCTTCGTCGATATAGACGCCCAAAGATTCTTGCAAAACATCGATGTTAGTCACACCTGCAGCAGGTGTAGTAGAAAAGCTTGAAGCTGGCATAGTTATCCTTTATTTCTGCGGAGTTCTCCGCTTTGAATTTTCGCGAGAAGCTCTTGTTGAGACATCTCACCTACTTTTTGTGTTGTGGGTGCTCCAGTTGTGGAATTCCCTTGTGTAAAACCTGATGATGTAACGACTTTAAACAGATACTCGTTATCAGCGTCTTTACCATAGGCTGTAATTACTTCTTGTAAAGATTTGCCGCTGGCATGTACCCAAAGACCCTCTGTATTTTGAGAGAATTGTTCCCGCAGCTCGTTAAAAGCTGTAGTACGCGCTTTTGGAGTTTTAAAGTCAAGCACAGCAATAGCATCCATAAGTTCTCTGTCGCGTGTTGCAACAGCACCTGAACGTTTTAAGCTGGCAGCTTCTTTCTCTGCATTTTCACGTTTGATTTTCTCGTCAGCAAGCTGGGCTTCAAAGGCCTCCTTCAGCTTACCTTCTTCTTTCAATTTCTCAATTTCCAATTGTCTCTTTTGCTCTTCAAAAGCATCTTTCTCAGCTTTTAAAGCATCTCTCTCAGCTTTCAGGGTATCGCGCTCTTGATAAACATTATCGAGCTTACCTTTAATCGGCTTCAAGCTTTCTTGAATCATCTCCTCCAATTCTTGTTTGGAGAGCGTTAATTTATCATCGTCGTTAGTATTTTCAGGCATTTTTATTACTCATTGTTGGACACAGTCCGTAGGCTGAACATCAACCCACACCATAGAAATATAAGTCGTCTTCAAACTCTTCTGGTACTTCTTTCAGAATATCGTCTTTCTTCAATATGTCAGATTCGTTGATTGTGCGACCGCCTATAACAGATTTACCCGCTACAGGTATAAGTCCTTTTAATTGAGCTTCTTCCAAGAAATCATCATAGACTTCTTTAGGTAGGCCTCTAGCGCGCATCTCCTTGAGCACACTTTCAAACACGTTTCGATCCATTGCATTTGCATAAATACCGCGCAAAGCCTTTCTGGCTTCCAACATATCAGCTGCATTCGTAAAGAAAGCATCATGAATTGTAGAAGTCTGAATGCCAGCCTTCTTTCCCCATAAATGGAATTGCTTAACAAGCACTGCATCATTTGAGTGGTTCAAGTTTACAGCATAAGCCGTACGAGCTTTAGTAACATCAGCAATATCATTTATTTTACCGTCTTTATTGGAATATTCATCTATCCAATCTAGACTTGTCTTCTGCGGCACTTGCAAGATATTTGTGACCCACTCACCATTAGCATTCTTATAGAGAAGCTTCTCTTCGAAACTTTGAGTGAAGTTCTGCTCGAGAACATTACCATCAAAATTCACAGAAGGAACATTCGTCCATGCTTTAGGCAGCTTATTGGCTTTCAGTATCTCAATCTCGAATATCTTCTGTTCCCTGAAGAACTCACGCTTCTTTATCTTATCTAGAGTGGGTATATTAGGTACAGTTATAGAATACTTAAGATATTTACCTCCTGTGCGTCTGGCTACAGGGTCTGGTACGCCTTCAATAATCTGTCTGAGTGGCGCATCTTCTGACCACCAGCTGAATCTCTCCAGTACTTGTGATGACACAGATTTACCGCGAGGCAAACCCATCAGCTCACTCAGTATGTCAGGCAGCACGTATCCTTTCTTTTTGCTTCCAACCACTTGCTGTTTCACTATGGTCGACCAATCCAGAGCACTGTCACTCGGTTTTGAGGTCTTCAAATAGGCCTCAGCCAATCTACCGAAGAATCTTGTGAAGTCTCTCAAAATAGGGACTTGCTCACCGAGGTGTTCGCTCATGACTTTCGCTATTGCTTTAAAGTCATTAGGAGTAACTACTTGATCGTACGTGGCGGACATCTTGTCAAGGACAGCGCGGGTCTTATTATCGAGGAAGAATAACTCTTCCATGATGTCATCACCAGGTTGTAACCCTTTATCAAAGATATCCTTAACATTCTTGCGTAGTTGTTTCAACTCAATTGCTAACTCAGGGTCCAGTCTTTCGAATCGGGCAGCTCTCGCCGATATCTCGTTAAGCACATCATCTCTGTTGGAGGCTGTCACTACAAGTGTGCCTTCTTGCTTACCGAGCGCTTTTCCAAGCTTACCCTCAACATTCAGAATACCCGTGCGCTCTCCAGCGCCGTACAGCGTGACCATGTTTTGCATATGTTCGCATCAACTCGCTATTTTGATGCCGAATCCTCATAAAAATAATCAGAGTGACTCTCTGACTTACAGTACCTAGAAATTACAGGATGAGCAATCCCATGCGCTTTTCCAGCTTCTCTCACCGACCCGAAACGACCTAGAGGCGTGATTACGGCTCTACTACGCGGATGAGCATCACCTACCTTTCCCTTCATGTACATAGGGTGCAAGGGATCACTAAACATCGCCGTATTCGACTCTTTCATTTCATCGTATCTACTAGCCCATTGCTCTCGGGCTGATTCGGAAGCTCGAATACGGTGTGATGCCAGCTTCATATGATTGAACTCCCCAAAAGCTTTCTTTGCAGAAGCATATCTGCGACTAGTTATTACACGCTTGCGCTCAGGTCGTCGACCCGTATCACACATCCCGTAGAAAGCGCGAGCCATTACTACTGTTTTAGTCATTTTAAACAGAAGCCAATGTGCAATATAGTGAGCTCTAGCAGACAAATATATCAAGTTATCAGGAGCGTCAGTACCGCCTAGGGATAACGGCAAGATATGGTGTCTTTCTGAGTAGCCTTTTGGTTTAGCTTCAGTGCCATGCTTTATCAGCAAGTTTACATAAAGATTAGTATAGTTCATAGTGAGTAAATTTATTTATTTGAGGATTCCGCTTTATATTCCTATAAAGTTCGGACTATATCTTGCGCAATTGCGCTCCCGCGCTTCCCAGATGCTATCTGGTACGTCTTTCGACTAGTCTCTACACCTTCAAAACACCTATAAGGTGCTAAGCTTGGCTCGGTATTGTCCGTTCTGGATATCCACCGAATTCACGGGATTTTAAAAGGCCCAAGTTACTAAGCCTTTGCAGCCTTTCTGAGATCAATCTCAGTAAGCCCCAATCTTTCATTCATCTTTTTAAAGCGAGGATCGTTAAAAGTCAGTCTTGCAATCTCATCATACAATCTCTGCTTCTGCATAGTCGGTACAACGTTACTCAGCTCAGCTAACTTCTTGTTACGAGTTGTGATAGCAATGATTTGTGCACCGGATGAAGAGGCATCTTGCTCAAGCGCCAGAGCTGTCTTGTAGTCCTTAAGCCTTTCAAGATTACTCTTAGAATAATCAGAGTCTAAGTAGTTATCCAGTTTTGCGAATTCCATAGACAGCCTAAAGAACTTACCAAGCTCTTCACCCTCAATCATGTGTACAGCAGGATGATTAAGAATGTCTCGGATGTCTTGAGGCTTAGCTCTGATAGCTTTATTACCAATACTTACCAAATCATTACGCCATTTGGCTGCAATCTTTTGTCGACCTGTAACAGATAAAGAGTTGTAAGGCCCCTCGAACTCAGTACTCAATCCACCAAGGAAAGCACCTATCTGATCTTGAAAGTTCTTAAACGCTTTAGGACTGAAATTCTTCTCAACAGCAGTGTTAAGAAACGGCCTAAACGTCTCGCCACTTTGTGGACCTATAAATCCGCGCTCGTAAATCCTTGCACGATGATCTAAGAAAGGCACATTATTAAACGCTGCATCTTTCTCACGAAGCCATTCCATTGTTTTGAAGCGCTCGTAAGCGTCACCGCGTTCGGATATGTAATGCTTAAATTCATTCAGCTCTTCGTATTTCGAAGCCTGTCCCTTATCATCACGAAAGTTAAGAAGCTTACTAGTGAAATCATAAAAATCCTTATCAATTTTATATCTAGACTTGCCCGCCCAGTTTAAGGCATCCGCCATATTCTGATCAATCGCTGTCACGGGAAACTCTGAGAATGACCCTGTTGAAGTCAACGGAATTCGAGTATCTTCATAACCAAGCTTGCCTTTTAAGAAGTAGGTCTTATAACCTGGTCTAACAACAAGTCGTTCTTCACCACTTATCGAAGGAACACGCATCCCAACATCCACCTTACGCTGCAGCTTCGAGTACTCCTGAATTACAGGGTCAGTTATTCTCACGTTGTAAGCGAGAGTGTCGTAGTAGGGACCGAAGTAGCTACCTGACATTCGACTTTTCATTCGACGCTTTTGTACACCGAATGTCTCCAACTTGAACAGGCTGTTATTACTCTCCAGCAGCTTCATTCCAAGCTGATGCCATTCACGTCTGTTGCCGTTGTAGTTGGCCAAGTTGTGCAAATCTCTTCCAAGACCCACAGCCAATTGGTCAACATCAGGTGAGTCTGCCAACGCTAGTCTGTGAGCAAACTTCAAGTAGAATTGCTTGATTTCACTCTCGCCGAGCCTGGAGCGAATTTTAATTGGTATCTGTAAGTCCATGAAACCACGAAGCTTTCTCGCAATTTTTGGGGCTTTTGAGTCTTCCCACAGATTACGCTTTCTTATGTTATCCACTAGATTATTGTGCAAGTCATCCAGTTGTACAGCGCCCAATACAGGGTCTATATAAGTGTCTTGCTTCAGCTTCACAAGTAGATTTGTGTCTTTTCTTAACTGATTTTCAATAAACTCAGAAGCATTCAGTACATCATACTTCATCTGAGCTATTGATGCGCCTTTGAAAGAACTCCAAGGCTCTCCTGTACGACGCTGTCTCTCAAAATTAGTACGCAGGTTATCAACCACCACTGCACGCTCATTTGAGCTCATCTTATTTACAAGGGCTTGATCTATTCTCTTTATAAGATCGCGATCCAATTGTTTTAAATCGGGGGATTCATCAACCAGCTTAAGCTTATTGATAAGCAGTTGAGGATTTGGTAAATAGCGCCGATTATCCTCATAACGACCTGTAACTGGATTGAACACTAAATTCTTTTCAGTAGGCGGTGTGTTTATTACGCGGTCACGATTAGCCTTCTTACTGGCTATCAACTGACCTCTGTAATTGGTTAAACTAAGTAAACCATCTGTCTCACGAGATTGTAGCTCGTAGAAACTAACCAGATTACTCTCTAGAGTACTATCATTATGAAAGTCGTCAACACGTGAGGCACCTAAGGGTAACATCTCAAGTTTCTTCTTAGCATTTGCAAGCTTTAACGTATCACCTGGAGCTGTGAAGTCGTGCATCTGTCTGATTTCAGATAGAGAGGCGGAATCACCATCGCTAAGGATGAACTTGTCAAGAGTCAACTTACCTTCATTGAAGAGCTTTACTCGTGTATCAGTCTTAAGATGCCTCTTTTGAATCTCAATCGGCTGTCTCAGAAGCCACTGATTGTACGTCTCACGCATAGGCGTTTGACCATCATAGAAAGCCTTCTGCTTAGGCGAGAGTTCTTCCAAGTTACGCTTTCTCACTTGCAAGACACCCTCAAGCTTTGAGAGAGAATCCCAGGACTTTATAATAGGTGTTGTAGTTGAACGACATCTGAAATGCGCAGGAGGCAACATGTCGGTCTGATCCAGTCTGTAGATCTTGCCATCACGAGCTTTACAAGTATCACTCGTTCTGGAGTCGAGCACAGAAATGTACTGCCAACCTTCAACAACATCCTTATTAGCTCGTAGTACCTGATTATCCGCTTGGGCATGTACGCTTGTCATAGCGGTTATTGTAAGAGCTTGAGAACTGTTTCTTGAAATCTTATGGACATTACCTCTTCTAACTTCAAGGGCTAGCTTCTTCGCATCCCAACCTTCTGCAATACCTCTTCTTATCAGTTGTTCAAGTCGGCGTCTTTCAGCACTACTGACACTGGACCAGCCTTGAGCAAGTGTCATATTGGAGTACAGAGGCTGCTCAAGCACAATGTTCTCGGCTATTCTGTTCTGAGGTCTTTTAGTACGCCAGACTCGACTTACACTAGCATCTAAAGCCTGAAACATGAACGATATCTCGTCCAAGGCTAATTCAATCAAATTCTTTCTGCTTGAGCGTAGAAGCTCTTTATAAGACGTATCAAGCTCAGCAGTTAAGGCTTTCTTCTGTTCTTTAGGACTTGCATTCAGCAGCAAGTCGTTGGTTCTTGTTTCATGCTCTCCGAGAAGAGTATTAACATCACCAATTAACCTGTCTTCATAACGACGCAACAGAGCAGCACGCTCTGTCATGTCGTCTAGAAGCTTTGTATTTACATTCATGCGTAGAGAGGATGAGCTTCCAACAGTTTGCGTACAGCAACCCAGTCAACAAAAGGTCGAAAACCTTTCATGTAAACTAAGGGGATACCCAAGGCTGCGTCATCAATATACAGCTGAGCATAGCACTTAGGACTGTTTGTCCAAGTGTCTTGGCCTGGTGTGTGATTCACACCGTACAGCTCTATATCATTTACAGCAAACCAATCCACAGCAGCTTTTAGATTCTCATCACTACGCATGGTGTTTAATACTAACTGGTGACCGCGTTCTACAAGATCCCTTAGAACTGCCTGAGCACCGATACTCGCACCGATACTGGGGTATTCGTGCGTAACACATGTTCCATCAAAGTCAATTGCTATAATCATTCTGTAATACCCAT